TATTCGGTTCGTGCTGTTGTTTCTACCGGCTACAACCGCGGCGTGGACGCCGATCAGATCTACCGGCTAGTGGAGCGCTTCGCTCCCGACGATGTGTGGCAGTTAGTCACCGAGGACGGATACCTGGAACGCGTGCTGGCCGACTTTGCCCCAACCACTATTTACCAAGGACGACTCAATGGCCGAAATAATTAATATCGAAGACTTCCTGGACGACGACGACCAATTCGACCTGGATGCACTGGTGGAAAAGGCCGTCGAGGTCTTAACCGGTGACGGCAAGCCGGGCCTTAATCAACTAACGGATGTATTTGGCCAGTTGGCCGAGGCCGAAGCCGGCGACATAGCCCGGGATCAGATCATCGATGCCTATGTTGCCCGCTGGCATGGTAGCGAATCCACCAGCGACCAGAAACAGCGCGCTGGTTCGTTGCGCAGTGCCTGGCGGGAAGAGGTACGCGCCTATCGGGACTCGCTACATGATGCTGACGTGGTACCGATACGCGAAGTTGATGAGGAATCATCGGAAGAGGATCGCGCCCTGGAATACCAGGCGTTGGCGCCGCTGGTGAAGGACATGGCCGTGCGTCCCAACCTGTTGGCCGAGGCCGTTAAAGCGGTACAGGCCAACGGCGTCGCCGGCGAAGAGGAGGCCATTATGCTGGGCGTGCTGTCCGGTGTCAGTTGCTACACCAACGACCCAATAAGTCCGCTGTACACCGGTGCGTCGGCCGGCGGTAAAAGTACGGTTGTCCGCAAGACGTTGGACTTGTTCCCGGAAGAGGACGTGTTCGTGTTTACCACGCTGTCACCCAAGGCACTGGTCTACAACGAGCGTAGTTTCATGCACAAAATCATGTTTATGATGGAAGCGACGCCGTTGCAGCGCGATGACGACGGCACGCTGACACTGATGTTTCGCGCCCTGTTGAGCGAGAAACGGTTGGTGCACAACGTGACGGCCGAAGACCCCGACAGTGACACCGGATTCACCACCAGGGAAGTTGATAAACCCGGGGTGGTGTCGTTGTTCGTCACCACTACGGCCACCGGGCTGGATGCCGAGTTGGCCACCAGGATGATCGCCCACGGTGTTGTTGATACCGAAGACCAAACCCGCGCTGTTATGCAGTTGTTGGGAAGGCGCGCTGCCGGCAGGTCTGGTCCAGCCCCAGATATTGAAAGCTGGCGACGGTACTTGGAGTGGATCAGTTACGGCCCCCGGGAAGTTTTGGTCCCCTACGGCGACGTGTTGGCAGACCTGTTTCCAGCGCCGGCAGTAGCGTCGCGGCGTTACTTCCCGTTGTTGCTGAACCTGATCAAGGCCCACGCACTACTACACCAAGCCCAGCGCGACCGCGAGGCTGGCATGGTGGTGGCCACACTGGACGATTATGACACTGTCCGCGGGTTTGTGGCTGCCCACATTACCCAGGCTATCGGCGGCGGACTGACACCCACGCAAAATCGGATCATGCAGGTGGTTGCCAAGGAACTGGCCAGGGACAAATCGGCCTCTAGCGGCGATAACAAGCGTCGACCACACCGGGCTGCCAACAACCGCCGCGAATTTCAAACATCCCAGGCCGCGATCGGTCGGTCACTTGGCATAGATCCCAAGACGGCCGGTAACAACGTGCGGTATCTACTGGAAAACGGGTACTTGGAAAACAAGGAACGCACCCGCGGCAAACCCTACCGGTTAGTGATGGGTTGGGAGGGCGTGGAATACGACGGCAAAGTCGGCCTGGGACTGGTGCTGCCCCCGGTTAGCGACCTGGAGCAGAGGTGACCGGGGTACCTAGGGCATACCTAGGGAAGTGCCCATGCCCTAGGTCGCAGACCAGTGGCAGCGCGGGCTGCGGGCCTAACCTAGGAACTAGGCCCGGAAATATATAAACCCCCTGTTTTATTTATATATAAGAGATTGTGTAACTGATGAAAAAACGAGCGAAATCCGCGCCGCAATGCGATTGTGAGTTGTACCCCCCCTACCTTAGGGGGGACACACGCCCTACCTTGGTACCCAAACCCGCGCCACCACTGGGTTTGGACCTAGGAAACGACCAATTACCTAGGGCGCCCTTGGTCCCCCCGGCCCGCAAGCTGCTAAAACAGGCCACCGAGGCCGGCGCTACCTTTTCGATGCTGGGCGACGACCTGTTCGTGGACGGATTGCAGGACCAGCGCTTGTCGGAACAGCTACAGACCAGCGGGATCTATGACCTGTTGGTGCCAAAGATCGACCAGAATCAGCGCGACCAAGCACACAGGCTATTGAACGGCACACCGGTGGAGTACATCACCAACAACGACCGGGCGGCCGAGATGGTCCGCGAACAAATAGCGGTGGCCCAGGAATCCGGCATCCTGGCGTTGGACACGGAAACCGCAGTGAAAGAACAGTACCGGCAACCGATACCAATCAAGATCAACAAGGACGGTTCAGTGGCCAAGCGCCAACCCAAGGACGGCGCCGCCGGCTATGCCCTGAGTCCCCGCCACGCCTATGTCCGGTTGGTCCAGGTATTTGCCGGCGAGACAATCGCGCTATTCGATATGCACCACGTCGACAGCGAGATACTGCGCCCCCTGGTAACCGACGTGCCAATGCTGGGCATGTTTAACGCGGTCTTCGATGTAAAGCACCTGATAGCGTCCTGCGACCTGGAACCCACGGTCCGCATATGGGATAGCCAGATCGGCATGCGCCTGGTGCGCGGGTACCGGAGCCAGTGGCCCATCGGTATGGATACCGCGGCCGACCATTTGCTGGGTGTCGATGTGCCCAAGGGCCTGGGCGCGTCGCACTGGTTTGTAAAAAAGTTGTCCCAGGATCAGCGGGACTATGCCGCGATAGATCCGTTAATCACTTATGACCTAGTGCAGGAACAGCGCGAGGTATTCGACGACGCGGACAACTCTGTCCAGTCGATTACCGACGAGTGTATTGTCGCGGTTGCCAGGATGGAACTGGCCGGTATGCACATCGATGTTGATGCACATCGCGACTTTATTACGACCTGGGAACAGGAACTGGAGGACGCCGAGAACGCATTACGTGCAATTACCGGCGGCCGCCTGTACCAAGATCCGACGCCAGCGCAGATCCGCGACTACCTGGAAGATACGCTGACACCAGAACAACGGGCTATCTGGCCAACCACCAAGAAAACCGGTGAATTGCAGGCCAGCAAAAACGCCTACCGGTTGGCCGGCGCCGACGTGCCCGGCGTCGCTGAACTGGAAATGGTGAGTCTGTGGCGCAAGGGTTTGTCGACCTATGGGGAGTCGCTACTGGAGCGCGTTGAACCCAACGGCAGATTGTACGGCCGGTTCCTATTGGCCGGCGCCAGGACAGGCCGGTTTAGTTCCCGGGAACCGAACCTACAGAACATTCCCAAGCGGTCAAAAGCGTTTTCCAAGTTCCGGCAAGTCTTCGCCGCGCCGCCTGGTTACGTAATGATGGCCGCCGACTATAGCCAAATCGAGTTGCGCATCATGGCCGAGATTGCCGAGGACCAGACCATGCTGGAAACCTACGACCTGTACGACCAGTACCGGCACGATCCGGTCCAGCAAAAGCGCTACGACGTGCACCGGACAACGGCCGCCAGTCTGAGCGAGGATGATCTGGACACGCTGCCGGCAGAAACTGTTGATCTACTTCGCACCCAAGCCAAGGCCGCTAATTTTGGCTTGATATACGGGTCCGGTGCCCGCGGGTTCATGATCTACGCCAAAGTGCAGTACGGCCTGGACATGACCCTGGACGAGGCCGAGGACATAATTTACCGGTTCCGCGAAACCTATCCTGATATCGCAGCCTGGCAGGACAGGCAAACAGGGCGCGCCCGGACTCAGGGCCATGTTATGACTGTGGGCGGCCGCACCTGGCATTTCGATTGGGGCGCCCATAGCTGGGACGATCCCAAGATTGACGAACTAGAGGATTGGCAAGTCGATGACTTTGTTGCCGGCTTTGAGCGCAATTTCGCCTTAAACCTACCGGTGCAGGGTAGCGCTGCCGAAGTCATGCAGCTGGCGTTGGCCCACGTCGACAAGGCACTGCGGCCCTACAACGCGCGGATAGTGGCGACTGTACATGATGAACTTGTGCTGGAAGTGAAAGACTACCCTGCAACCATACGGTCAGTACGCCGTGTTCTCCGCACAAAAATGACCAGGGCGCTGTTGGAACTATTCCCGGATGCCGCGTGCATGGCAGCGGTCGATATTGGCGTTGGTCCAACTTGGGCAGAAGCGCATTGATTCTTTGGGGAAAGTGCGCTTAGTTCCGACCTATAGACACCGACGAACGAAAGCGGGTGATATGACTTCGATAATTGATGATTTTCATTTGATGGCCGGAGCGTGTGATCAGATCCGCGCTGCCATTAAAGTTATACGGGAGGACTCTGACGATCGCATTGTGTTGATGTTCCCGGGCGTCAGTAGGTTGGCCGGTGATGACATGAAACAACTGCGGGCCATCTTGGAAGCCACTTTTCCACCGGCCATTGCCAAGCGGGTGGTGATACTGCACGCCGCCATTCTCTCCGGTGCCGAGGCAGTAGAGGTTCACGGTGGTTGAACTGTTCACATTTATTAGTATTTGCCTCGCCACCTCGGCACTGCCCCTGCTGGTGGTTCTGTTAGGTGGTGGCCGCTGATGGCGCGCACGCTTGGCACCACCCCCAACTGCCGGATGGCAGGTGCAGGCCTTAACGCCGGCAAGCGTACCGCCAACCCTCGCGGTATGACGCAGAAATCCAAACAGGCTGTCTACCAAGACCCGAGATGGCGCCGGCTACGTAAGATCGTGCTGGCTAACTTCCCGCTGTGCGTTTGTGGATGTGGCGGAGCCGCCGAGATTCTCGACCACATCATTCCGATTCAACAACCTGCCGGCCTGATGAAAGCGTTTAGTGCTGATGCGGTTCAGGGTCTCACCCGCGTGTGTCACAGCCGCAAGAACGAACGCATTGACGCGCCAGGGGCTGACGTCACCCGCTATCGCCACGACCGTGCACACGAGGCCGACATGCGCCCACAAGCAATGAAGGACTGGGCGCGATGGTTTGTCGATAGCGGGGAACAGCTACGCCGAGTGGGCGACCCCGCCGGTGGCAAAGGTACCAGCGCCAGACGTCAATGGGTTGGTGATGTGTGTTGTTGACCGGAGGTCTACACAACCAGGCACCAGCGTATGTGCCATGGGGGTACCCGGGCACGGGGCATGGGGGGCTGTCTGGAAACTAGAAGCAAGCCTAAGGGTGCAACCAGCAGGGTTTCGCTTTTCGAGTGAGAATCACCAAAGAGGATTAAGGATTATGGCTACAGCAGCGAATAAGGCCGGGAGACCCGGCGGAATAACGAAAATCAGGAGAACGGCAGACTTCCGTATGTTGACCGAGGTGCCGCCGCATCCCGACTACTTTGACGATGTTGCCGCCGGGTTATGGCTGGAATACGCCGAGATAATGATTGACCGGGGTGACCTGTCTGAGGCGGATCTCGGCATCCTGGAGACCTTCTGCTCCAGCCTGTCAGACTACCGGCGGTTCAACCAGATACTTCGTGATGAAGGCGACTTCATTCGCAATGTTCAAGGCAACTTGGTTCACCACCCCGCGAGCTACCGATTAAAGGGCACCGAGGGCCAGATCAATCTGTCTGCCAGCGCCCTGGGATTATCGCCACGCGGACGTGCCGGCATCATCAAGGATATGGCCAAAGGCCAGGCCGACAGCAAAAACGCCGGTAAGGGTAGTACCGCCTTTTGAGCGCCGCGCCTGACCTGAGCCGGTTTGGCGAGATTGTCACCAAGCCGGACTTCCTGTTCCCGTACAAGCCGACCTCTCGCGGTAAGTTTGCGAACATCCCGTACCCCGAGTATCCCGACCCGTTGGGCAGCGGTAAAGCCGCCATCGACTTCCTGGGCAACTTCAAAATGTCTGAAGGTCGGGCATATGGCACACCCGTCAACGAGGCCATGGCGCCGTTTCAGCGTCGCGGTATAGCCGCACTTTTCGGATATCGTGATCCAATCACGGGGACAAGGTACTTCCGCTCCGGTGATTTCATCGCCACGCGAAAGTCGGCGAAGACCTGGTTCGCCGGCGCCGTGGGCACGTTATTTCTGTTCAGCGGCCAGGAACCCGCCAACGAGATCCTTATCGTGGCCACCAGCCAGAAACAGGCCCGCCGGACCTACAACCTGGTGCTGGGGATGATCCGAACAAACGACCGGTATTTCGGGGAGTGCCGGATACAGGAACACATGGGGATGATTACCCATATACCGACCGGCAACGTACTCCACGCGGCGGTGGCCGACGCCAAGAAAATTTGGGGTACCAGTCCGGGCGTCATCATCGCTGACGAGATGCACGCCTGGGAAGACGACCGGGGGCACGCGCTTTGGCAGTCCCTGATCACCGGGCAGGGCGCGAGGCGTAACCCGTTGGTGTTGACCACCACCACCGTTCCCGAGAAACCTCTCCCCCCGGATAGCGTGTTCATGGAGCGCTTGCGGTATTCCATGGAAGTCATGCGTGGCGAACGCCAAGATCCGCGCCACCTGCCGATGGTGTGGCTGACTCCCGACGATGCCGACATTTCTGACCCGAAGGTGTGGAAGCGGGTAAACCCCGGGCTTGGCTACTCACTGGACCTGACGGAGATCCAAGAGGAATACGAACGTGCCCTGGCCGCCGGCGAGCGCTCGTTACGGGGTTTCGCCACGATGCGTCTGAACCAGATTCCAAAAACTTCCATGGACCTGGGCTGGCTGAATCCGGATTCCGTTGCCCGGGCCAGGCGCGCCGTAGACCTCGATGAGTTTGAGGATTGCGTTTACCGGTGCGCCGGACTGGATCTGGGTGGTTCGTGGGATATGTGTAGTTTCACCCTGCTGGGGGTGATGCCAGACGATACAGTTATCTCCCGACAGTTATCCTTCCTGTGCAACGCTGCCTATCAACGCTTCAAGGACAAGGTGCCACTGGATAACTTCATCGAGCGCGGTGAGTTGCAGATTGCCGGTGATGAAGCGGTGCCGGATGAACACTACATTGCCGAATTGCTAGACTGGTGCGATGCCGCCGATATCGGCGAGATTGCGATCGACCCTGCGATGTCGCCGTTGGTTGTCCCGCAACTGGAGGCCGGGGGCCTGGAGGTGGTGCTGGCGCGGCAGGGAACGTTGAGTATGTCGGCGCCGATGAGTTACATCGAGGGATTACTCGATGCCGGCAACCTGGCGATCGGCGACGATGCGCTGTTCGAGTGGTGTCTGAATAATACCGGCCAACTGTCCAACAGTACCGGCCGGAAACCTTGCAAGCTGGGCAATGACAGTTCCAGCAATCCCAACAAGGTGGATGCGACTAGCGCGCTATTATCCGGCGCCCAGTTGGTACTGGAAGCGCGGCAGAATGGTATGACCTCGGCAACGGGCGATACCGAGGTAACTGAGTGGGTCTGTCCCTATAGCGCGCCGATGGACTACTCGAGTGTCGACGATGGTGGCACTCCCATCGGCGGAATGCTCGATATGTTCGGTGAAGGCCCGAAAGTGGACCCCACTACGGGCGCGTGGAAGGTGTACTACGATTGAAATATAAGAAACTGAGGCGGGTGAAAGGCCCGGTATGTACGCCAGTAGACGACTGGATCGAGGCTTACAAGGACAGGAAGAACTCCCGCCCCACTATGCTTGGTGCAGTGGCGGTGTTCCACCGTCGCGCCTGCGCCATGGCGATGGTGCGCGGTGTCGTATTAGCCGCCCCTCTGGACTGTGGTGTGTTGCCCAAGTTCCGGGACGCGCTACCATCGGAGCACCGGGAGGTGTACGAAAACTGG